AACCGCCGCACCGACGAGCCGATGCAGTACCGCGGCCTCGACGCCACCTATGACTCCGACGAGCCGAGTGTCCGCGCCTCGTACCTGTGTGCGGTGTCGCAGGCGCGCTACCGGACCTCGCGCGATTCGGGCGTGCGTGAGAAGGTGATCGACACCGCGATCATCTGGGACGTGGCGACGGCAGACGCCATCCTCGCGGTGCAGGCGCGGGCCTACGCCCTCGCGCGCCGCACGGTGTCCTACGTCGTGGGTGGCGAGCGCTGGGACACGATCGAGCGCGGCGACATCGTGACGATCACGGATAGTGAGATCGGGCTGTCCGCTCAGGTGGCGATGGTGCGTGAGGTACAGTGGGACAGCTCGGGCAGCGTTGGCCTGAGCCTCCTCATCATCGAGGATCCCGCCCGCGATATACGGTCTGCCTGATGCCAGCAGCGCGCCGCCCGCTCCTCCCGCCAAAAGCGAACATGAACGCGCGCGTCGGCGTGCGGGTCAACGCGGCAGGCGGCGGAACGACCGAGTACCTGCGCCGCGCTGTCCGGTTCCTGGCCGGCAGCGGGATCACGCTCACGCTCTCGGACGACGCTGCGAACGAGGAGGCTGAGCTCACGATCACGAGCTCGGGCGGCGGCGGTGGGTCAGCGCCCTCTACACAGGTGATGTCCTACCGCCTGTTCACGAGCGGCGTCGGCGCCGCGTCCACGACGGCTCTCACGACCGACTACACGATCGGCGTGGATCCCACGACGACGGGCGCGACAGTCAATCTGCCAGCCGCCTCCACGGTCACCGGTCAGATCTTCGTCGTGAAGCATCTGAACTCGAGCGCGAACAACGTCACGATCGATGCGAACGGCAGCGAGACGATCGACGGTAATCTCACGGTTGTCCTCACGGCCTACAACGCTGCGACAGTGCAGAGCACCGGCTCTGCGTGGGTGATCCTATGAGCTACCTTGTACCGCCCACGACGACGGCAGCGCGGGCGCCGCTGGTCACCGACGACGCTGGTGACGGCTACCGCGTGGGCTGGATCTGGGTGGATACCGCGGCCAAGGCCGTCTACATGCTCGCGGACGCGACGGTAGGCGCCGCTGTGTGGCGTCAGGTGGCGATGGCGCTCGTGCTCGCCTACAGCGGGAACGCTACCGAGATCGACTACCTGTCTGCCGGCGCTACGATGGTCTACGCCCCTGATGACGTGAGGGTCAACTGATGCCAAACCCGACTTTGAACTGGCGCTATGTCGGAGTGCAGACGTTCACAAGTGGCAGTCTGAGCGGTGCCCTCGACGCCCTCTACACGCTCGGCACGGCGACGACCTATGCGAATGGATCGACTCGCACGCCTGGTACATCGAGCGCGTGGACGTGGGCTCGCGAGCAGACGAGCGGCACGACCGTAGCGGTCTACGGCAACCCGCCCACGAACGCGCTCGGGATGCGGTACATCATCGCCGGCTCGACCTCGGCAGTCTCGTACACGGTCCTCACGCCGGACAGCGCCACATCGACAAATGTGCTGGTTGCCGCGATGCAAAAGAACGCCGGGACGTACACAACGTGGGGATCTGCTACGCCGTTCACGAACGCCGGTTTTAGCGGCTACTGGCGCGCGTCTCGCGCATTCAGCACGATCGCCTACGATAGCGTGTCGCTGTGGGAGTCGCAGGAGGGGTGCTTTTGGCAGCTCGGCCTTGCGTCGGCGGGCTCAACGTCTGTCAATGCGTTCGGCGCTCTGTTCGACCCGATCGGCTCGACCGCCGGCCAGTGCGAGACAGACGGGCGTATCTACAGCCTGATCACGAGCGGCTCTACCTCGATGACAGCGAGCGGCACATTCAACACCACGTCGGACGGCTCGTCCTACGGCCAGCACAACGCCGGCGTAAACGGCAACCACGCCGGCTACTTCCAGGCGCGGACCAACACGATCCGCAACACCAAGCGCTTCGGCCAGTTTACTCCGAGCACGACGCTGACGACCGCTAACAGCGAGCCTGTCGGCATCCCGATGTCCGTCATCGACAACACGCTTGAGACATTCGTGGGCGCCACTCGACAGTGGTACATCACGAGGGACCAGTTCTCGCGGGTGACGGTGATCGTGTCGGCAGTGACCATCGGCTACACGGTGGCGGCGACACTGAGCGGCTCCGCGGGAGACTCGATCATCCTGCGCTACTGAGGAGGGACCATGCTCGACTACCTACAGGACATCATCGACGCGCATCCTACGTGCGTCCTCCTGCGGCTCTCCGACGCCGCGTACCTCGACGCCGGGATGGACCTCCTCGGGACGGTGCGCCTCGAGGCGTGGGAGTATGAGTACTGCGTGGCGCTCGACGCAAATGGGCTATTGCTCGTGCGGTTCCGCGCGTAGGCGTGTGCTATAAGGGCTCGAGGAGGTCACCATGACAGACGGTGAGTCCAGCGCCCTCGCCACGCTGTTTGCCCAGCATATGAAGCAGACCTCCATCGACAGGCGCGAGCAGACCGCCGAGTTCACGCGCGGCCTCGACGGCCTCCGCAACGACATCCGTGTCCTCGGGGTGTTGGCCCTACTCGGGATCCTCGCGCTCGCCGGGATCCAGGTCACGACGGATCACGTCACGCTCGTACCTCCGGTCGCGCAGGCCGCCGAATGAGCAACGTCTCTGCACACTTCGCGTGGGAGGAGCTCACGCGCACGGGCTCCGCGGATCTGCAGGCCGTCAACCGGGCCGAGGCTGAGAAGGTGCGCGCGGCGCTTACGGCGCTCGCCACTACGATCCTCGAGCCGATCCGCGCGAAGTTCGGCCCTTTGAAAGTGAATAGTGCATTCAGGGGGCCGAGCGTCAATGCCCGGGTGGGTGGCTCCAAAAATAGCCAACACCTCAAGGGGGAGGCCGCGGACATCGTGGCGCCCTCGGTGACAGTCGAGGAGCTTCACCGCTGGATCGTCACCGAGTCGGGCCTGCCCTACGGGCAGTGCATCCTCGAGAAGAGCGCTCCTGCAAAGCCATTCAGCTGGGTGCATGTCTCGCTCGGGGAGCCGTGGCGCTCGGATACACTGTGCCGTCAGGCGCTCGTCTACGACGGCGCGGGCAACTACCTACGCTGGGAGCCGAAATGAAGATCGATCCGACCGAGGCCGCTGAGATCGCCGTCGAGGCGGCGCAGCTGATCGCTCACCTGCAGGGTGCGCTCCGCAAGGACGACGATGGCGTCGTGCGCCTCGATCCGGTCGAGGGGAGGAAGCTGGTCAAGCACCTACTGTCGCTGACCAAGACCATCTCCTTCGCACTCCTGGACTGAGCTAGCGCATCGACTGCGCTGGTACTGTCTGTCTCGTCAGCTACGGAGGGTAGTCATGGCTCAGGATCTGCTGATTGCACCGCCGACATGGAGCACCTCCGAGTGCGTGACGGTCGCTACGACCGAGCACTGTTGCGCGTTCCTGACCGGCGTGCCGCCGGTCTATGAGGCAATCTCGACGGAGCAGGGCTGGACGCTGCCCTGCGTGATCACCGAGGACGAGACGGGCGCGGTCACCGCCTGGCGGGCGGTCTAATGCCCGCCGTCAACCTCGCCACGCTGCCCGCGATCCCGTATGTCTACAGCGGGACGACGCCGGCCACCATCAACACCTGCCAGCTCGTGACGCTGCCAGCAGTGCCTGGCGTGCAAATCATCATCCACAACCGCGACAAGGCGAGTAAGCCGCTTCGCGTGTCCTTCTCGTCGTCGCTGACGCAGGACGGAGCATCGCCTTCGATGTTTTTCACGATCGGAGAGCCGCTCGTGATCAAGGCGGACAGTAGTCATCACAGTGGTTTCCAGGGGGCGCACACGCTCGCTCTTTTCTCGGACAGCAGCGCCGTCAACTACGAGTTGATTTTCATCCCGACGTGAGCGAGTGTGTCATCGCTGCGGGTGACGTGCTCGAGATCGAGAAGCGGCTCGACGCGCTCGACAAGCGGCAGCAGGAGACGGCGCGCAAGCTGGGCCTCCTGCTCAAGCAGGACGGCCCGACGATCGATGAGCTGGACGAGCGTGTCGTCAGGCTCGAGAAGGCCGCTCGGGCTTCTCGGGCATCCTGATCTCCACGGTGTTGAAGCGCTGGCCGCACGACACACACTCACGCCGACGCACTACGTAGTCCTGCTCGCCTGCGACCATCCGAGCGCGCCTGCGGACGCCGACCGTGACGCCATCTGGCGCCCGCGAGTCGATGATCCGCAGGCCGGCGCCGCAGCGAGTACACGTCACAGGTCGCCCTCGTCACGCACGAGCGTAGCGGCGAGTGCTCGCAGCTGCTCCCGATCCCGCGGCTCGTCGTCCAGCGCCTCCACGAACTCGTAGTAGGCATTTCGGCGCGAGAGCAGCGAGACGCTCGCCTGCAGACGCTGGATCTCCGCGGTCTGACTGGCGATGGTCGCAGACTGCCCGCGGATGACGGCCTCGAGGCGCGCGATGGTCGCCTCGTACTGCTGAGCGAGGTCGATCACGACGCCACCTGCCAGACGCGCGAGTGGTAGAGCGCCCAGCGCCCTCGCGCCAGGCCGGGACGGTAGCGGCGATTGACGACGGTGGAGGTCACGCGCCCGAGCTCCTCGAGGCGGGCGAGCGTGTCGCGCGCCTTCTCGAGCTCCCAACCGAGCGCCTCAGCTACCTCGTGCGTCTCGCTGCACGGCTCCTGCGCCACGTAATCGAACGCGCGTGCCGCCTTTACCGGCCAGCGCTCATAGCCTCGGCGCTTCATCGCCATCGGACACCTCGACGCTCGAGCAGGCGGGCACCCTGCACGTCCTTCCCGACCTCGAGGTCACGCTGGAGCGCTCGCTTGTCCACCTCGACGCTGATCCGATGGTAGCAGGACTCGAGATCCTCGACGGCGCAGGACACCTCGACGCTCTTTGTCGTGGCAAGCCACGCCGAGTAGAGCGGCGCCTTTACCTTCGGTTCCTCACCGAGCGCCTCACGCGCGATCAGGAGCTCGGAGGCGAGTCCCTTCACGCGCTCGGCCTGGGCGTCGAGGTAGCGTCGGCGCTTCGCAAGCGTCTGCTCGAGCGACCGCAGCTGCTCGGCCTCGGCGTCGAGGCGGCGCGTCACTGCCCAATACGCTGTCAGTTTGTCGTCCGTGCTGTCAATCCACGAGGCGAGCGCCTCAGAGATCGCGTCGGCATCAGCGCCCTCGGGCGCCTCCAGCAGCGCGACAAGCGCGCCCGCCTGCTGGAGTAGATCGTGTCCGGTCATGGTGCCGCCTCCAGCGCAGCGACGAGGGCTTGGGCTTCGGTCGGCGAGTACCAGTGCATGCCACCTCCGACGCTTCCGTCATTTGCTGTCCAGTAGTAGTACCAACCACGCTGGTCGGAGCCACAGACGCCGTCAAAACGCATCTGTCCGTTCGGCTTCCCCCATACCTCCCGCACCAGCGCGAGCAGGCAACCCAGCGTGGCGGGATCGGTGAGGTCGGGGAATTCGTTGTCCCGCGCTACCCACTCTCGGATGTCGTCGCAGACGCGAATTGCTTGCAACCTGCCACGGGCAGTGGAGAGAGCTCGTGCTCCCGGCATCCAGCGCCAGCCCTTGCATGCCACGGCGCGGCGTGCGAGTGCGATCATCTCTTCGTTCATCACTCACCTCTCAGTACGGGATCTCGTCGTCAGGCATCGGAGGATTGACGGGCTCGGCTACCGGCATGCGAGCAGGTGCCTTCGCGCCGCGCCCAGGCCAGATCACTCCATCACAGCTCTTGTCCCGACATTTGAAATCAGGCGCCTTCGGGTTCGCCTTGGGCTTCTCGGGCGTGCCGCGGTTGTCCCACATGCGCCCCGAGCATTTCGGACACGCGGGATCGTCAGCGCTCCCGCTGCCGTGCGCCTGGAACGTCGTCGTGCTCCCGGCGAAGGTACGCTCGACCTTCGACGCGGCCTGCTGGAGCTCGGGCGAGGGCTGACGCGCCGGCGCGACAGTGGCAGGCGCCATCGCTGCGGCGCCGTCGTCGTCCTGCTCGGTGCTCAGGCCAACGACCGCCGACAGGGCATAGCGGCGCAGGTAGGTCAGAGCGCTACCCACGGTAGGCGGGTCGTGCTTCGCCACGCGCACACCTGCGGTGCTCTGCAGGTACTCGCCGGATGTGTGCAGCAGGAGCGTCGTCAGCGTGACGACATCGCCGTCGAGGCCCGCGTGCTGGCTGATGGCAAGGCCGTGCTTGGCGAGCGGGGCGCGCACCGCCTCGAGGCAGGCGGCGAGGTCAGCGTAGCGCGACCGGAAATGCGGGTTCACGGCCTCCTTACGTGCGGGCTCCAGCTCGGACTGGGCGGCAGAGAGCGCCTTTGCGAGCTCTCCGAGGGTTGGGGATGCGAATACGGACATGGCTACTCCTGCTCAGTGGTGATGGTGATGGTGGACGGCTCGGGCTCGAGCCAGGCGGTGATGATCGCCAGCATGGCCAGGCCGCAGACGATGTGACCGATGATGTTGTGCATGACTACTCCTTCGTGTGGTGGATGTAGGCGCAGACCTCTACGCCGGGAGAGACAGGCCAGCGCACCCACGAGGTCGTGGGGCCGCGCCCGATCGATGCGGACTCGGGTGCCAGCTGCGCCATGATGGCGCCAGTACGATGGTGGACGCCGACCTCGACGGTATCGGAGCCGGCAAGGCTACGGATGGTAACGTCTGCCATGTCCATCCCGCCGAGGCGCGAGGCGCACTCGACAAGGTGGGCGTACATCTCGGGCGAGATGTCCGCGCACGGAGGATCGGCCATGAGCGTCACCGCCACGCCCTGATCCTCCCACTTGACCCACGCGGACGACACGGTGGCGTCAGGCGGCACGGGGCAGGCGCCGTACAGGTGGAGGCGTCCGGCGTGGATGATGGCGCTACCAGGCGCCGCAGCGAGGGCCGGAGCAGCGTAGTACGCCAGCAGGAGGAGGGGGCGGGGCAGGTGTTCGGTGTTCATGCCACCATATGTAGTGGTGTCTCGTGAACCTGTCCACACGCGTTGACGCTTTTTTGTGGGCGAGGTAGAGTCCGACCATGGAACCTCGAGACACGATCCACCGACTCGCTGCCGCCCACAACGTCTCACGCCGTCAGGTGCTGGCGGTGTTTGAGGAGCACCTCGGCAAGCCGTGCAGGGCGCGCATACACTACTACTGGACAGGCGAGCGGGCGCCGGATCCCGAGGGGGCTGGCCTCCTCTGCCACGCGCTCGGCCTCTCGGCGGTCGAGTGTCTCTCGCTGTACGAGGCGTGCGGCATCCCGACGCCGGATGCGGTGTGGGCGGCGGTCCACGGGCAGGTGGAGTCGTGAGGTATTTAAGCGTCTGCTCAGGCATCGAGGCCGCGACAGTCGCGTGGCACCCGCTCGGGTGGGAGCCCGCGGCGTTCTGCGAGATCGAGGCGTTTCCGTCTGCCGTCCTCGCGCACCACTACCCGCACGTCAAGAACTACGGTGACTTCACGAGGCTCATTGATGCAGCTCACCCTATTCACGATGCCGGCATCGACCTTCTCGTCGGAGGCACGCCATGTCAAGCCTTCTCGGTCGCTGGTCTTCGACGCGGCCTTTCCGACGCTCGAGGTGGCCTTACGCTGGAGTTTGTCAGACTGGCGCAGTCACTGCGCCCTCGTTGCATCGTCTGGGAGAACGTCCCTGGCGTCCTGTCGCAGGACGGAGGACGGGCTTTTGGAGCCTTCCTCGGGGCGCTGGGCGAGCTCGGGTATGGGTGGGCCTACCGAGTCTTGGACGCACAGTACTTCGGAGTGGCCCAGCGCCGCCGTCGTGTGTTCGTTGTCGCATGTGCTGGAGGACGCGCGGACCGTGCCGCTGCGGTTCTTTTTGAGCCCGAAAGCGTGCAGCGGCATTCTCCGCCGAGCCGAGAGACGCGGGAAGGCGCTGCCGCCGATGCTGCTGGAGGCTTTGAGGTCTGTGGCACACTCAGCGATGGCGCCCACAACGGTGGCGGGCTGAACGGTCAGGATGCGTATACGGGGCGCATCCTGCCTGTGGCGTTCGACGCCCGACAGTCAGACACCATCATCTACGGCGACCGCAGTGGACCGCTCGACACGGACGGGCACAGCGTGGGTGTTTGTGTGACGGGAAATAGGACGCACGCGCTTAAGGCCGAAGGCGCTGATGGTGGGGCCACCGCAGAACTCGGCGGCGAGCAGGCTGGAACGCTGCGGGCTTCGACGGGAGGCGGCGACAAGCCGCACGTACTGACGACCATGTCCGTCCGTCGCCTCACGCCGACCGAGTGCGAGCGCCTACAGGGGTTTCCTGACGGGCACACGGCGATCCCGTACCGCGGAAAGCCAGCTGCGGACGGCCCCAGGTACAAAGCACTGGGAAACAGCATGGCCGTGCCGGTCATGCGCTGGATCGGTGAGCGCATCGCGCTCGTGGAGGAAGCATGTCAGTGATCGGCATCGACCCGGGCCTCGACGGCGCCCTCGTCGTCTACGCGCACGGGCGCATCGTAGAGCAGCGCTGCACGCGCGACCTCTGCCCTGACGGCTACGTGCCCGAGCAGATGGACGGGCTGATCGGTCAGTGGTGCGGTGATCATGGCGTGACCGTGGCCGTGCTGGAGCGCGTGGCGTCTCGCCCCGGGCAGGGTGTCGCGTCGATGTTCCGCATGGGCTACGGCGCGGGCCTGTGGCGCGGCATCCTCGCGGGGCGTGTGCCGCACGTCCTCGAGCCGGCGCCGCAG